CCCTTCGGCTTCCGTACCTTTGATGGAACTGGTGTCGGGGGCTTCGCCCGTAGCGATGGCGGTTTTGATTTGTAGAATTTTCTCTTCGAGTTTTTCCAAATCATCTATGAGCTTTTCTGCAGACTCACCCGATACGGACTGAATGCCACTGACTAACAATGCATGTTGTGCTTCAAGCGATTGCAAGGTGTCTGCTAAAATTTCTTTTTCGGCCTGTTTGCGTAAGGCTTTCTTAGCATCTTCGAGCGTTCGTATTTTGTGCAGTTGCTCCTCGTAGCCTTGCTCTTGCAGTTTTTGCTTGGCCTGTTCTAAGGTTTTGATTTCTGCAATTTCTAAATCGCTTTGGGCTTTCTTCAAATTCAAACACTTTTCAAATTCTTTGTTTTGCGTTTGAATCAGCTTGGTAAAATATTTTTCACGGGTGGTATTCAACTCATGGTTTTTGGTACTTTCCAACGTAACCTCCATTTTGTTATTTTGCTCAATAAGGTTGCGTTTTTCGGCGATAATTTTTTTATACACACCTATCGCCCTGCTGTTATCAGATTTTTCTTCAGCAGACGTTTCTGGGTCAGCGATTTTTTCACTTGCCTCCCGAATTTTCTTGTTAAGGTCTCTGATTTCATTAGCGTAGTCTTCGTTTTCGTGACGCAAAGCCAATTTTTTACGCTCGTATTTTGTTTCTACTGCCGAGAGTTGTTTGTCGAGACTGTCCTCTAAAATGACGGTTTCTTCATCCTCCAACTCCTGCTGTTTCTTGATAAAATCACGCTGAGCCTTTAACAATTCTTTTTGGGCTTGGCTATACAGGTCGCCTGTGTATTTTTTTTGTTTTTTACCATCGTCATCTCCGGTTAATCCCGTATTGTTTTCTATGATTGATTTTGGATTTTCTTTTAGTAATTCTTGAATTTGAGCTTGTAATTCTTCTCTTTCCTTATCAAGAGCATCAATGTCTTTTTGCTTAGCATTGTAATGACTCTGTATACTTTTTCTGAATTTTTCACGCTGTTTTTTTAGAAACTCATCTGAATAATCTCCTTTTTCAAAAGGGGCCATTAATTTATCCAGCTCTTTCTCAATGTTTTCTTCCATTTGAGTTTCACCGAAAAGCCAGTCAAATCCTTGTGATATTAACCCTTTGTCGTAATTTGCTACATTTTTGTTTTGGGCTTCTCTTTTCTTGCGTAAATTCTCCTTTAGATCTTCATTCAAAATTTCTAACAGGGCTTTCTTTTCAAGAGATTTTATGTACGCTTCAGTAGCCTTTTTAGCTTGTAAGGTGTTTATTTCTTCAAGTTTTAAATTCCCCAAATATTCAGGAGAAAGTTCATTTAATTTTTTGATAGCTTTTTCTCTATCATTTTTTGATAAGGATTCATCTCTGGCAACAGCCAGTAATTGTTCTAATTTAATTCGTTCATCATCAATACTATTTTGCACCCGAAGTCGTTGATTAGCAAATCGTTTTTGCTTTTCAGTGGCTTCATCTGTCCTTTTTGAAAATAATGCAAAAGCTGCTATTGCTGTAAAAACAGCCGTTACTAAAAGTCCTATCGGATTTGCCCGAGTAGCCATATTAAAAGCTCTCATTGCTACGGTAGCCCGTTGGGTGTTTCCTGTCAAAGCTAATTTCGCAGCTGAAAAAAGATGTGTTGCTGCCACTCCTGCTCTTTTGAGTGCCGCCTGAACTTTCAAAACCGTATTGTACAAAATGGTTTGTTGCCATGCACTTTTAGTTGTTTTGGCTGTGAACCAAACAGCAGTACGGTAAGAAAGTACTGCCACAGTTACCACACTCAAGGTTTTAGCAATAAAACTCAACCTTGAACGAAAACGTTCCATTCCGTCACCTGCTTCACTCATTACTCCAGTAATTTTACCAGCAATTTCAGTCACCCAATTAAAAATATCAGGGATTACGCCATCAGTAAAAAACTCACGAAATCCTCGTCCTATTTTTTCCCAAACAGCCGCAGCATTTTCGTTCTTTTGGGTAAACTCATTATGAATAGACACACCATCAATCATCGCTTTGCTTGAAAGTTCCATCAATTCACGAAAACGATTGGCATTATCACCCGCTGCTCCCAACGCTTTTTGAACTTCTTGAGTATTCAGCTTTAATCCACTCAATATTTTAGAAGTTTGATCTGCTGACAATCCCTTCAGACTTTCTCCAAATTTCAAGAAAAATTCTTCGGGTTTGGATCGGAACAATTCTTGAGCTTCTTCCTTAGTGATTTTCATCTGTTTAGCGAAAGCATCTAAGTTATTCCCTGCTACGGATACAAATTTGCTGTATCCTGATGAGGCAATTTGGGCATCAATCCCACTTTCTTCAAAGGCAGCACCCAATCCCAAAGTTTTATCAATGGCGGGTTTCAACGCACTGGGCAACTGTCCCACACGGGTAGCAAAATCTGTCATGTTAGCTTCAGAGGATGAGCCATTTGCTCCCAATTCATTAAGTGCTGAACCGATTTCATTGAGAGCCGTAGGGTAGTCGCTGTCTTTGGTTTCATCGAACAGGTTTTTGAGTTTACCTACTTTGGTAGTTACTTCCTCCAAACCGCCCTGAAACGAATCGCCCAGAGCTACGTAAATTTTATCAATTTCGCGGGTAAATTCTTGAAGCTGTTCTTTGTCGGTAATGCCCAAACGCCCACCGATTTGAGCGATGTTCATCAGTTCGAGCTTTGAAGTACGGGTGTCAAAGTTTGAAAATTCTTTCCAAAGGGCTTCGACTTCCTTTTGTGCCAAGCCCGAAGTTTTTTGTACATCGGTAATGGCATCGGAGATTTTTAGAAGTTCCTGCGTGGTTGCGGCTAAACTCACGCTTGCCCCGATGGTAAAAACATTACCCAAACCACCAAATGATTTTATCACCTTGCCTACAATACCCTCACTTTTTTCAAGCTCACGAGTAGTGGCATTGATTTCGTTGCGTACGTTTTCAAACGCCTGTCGGGCTAACTTTACCTGCTGGGCTTTGTCGATAAATTCTTGCGTACCGGGTTTGAGTTTACGGAGTTCGGCTTCTAACTTACGAGTTGTAGCTTGTAAATCTTTGAACGTATTTTCAACTTGTTTGCCGTTGATAATTAAAACGCCTTTTGTGGTAATGGTATTCTGTGCCATAAAAAAATCGGATTGATATGGCAAAATTCCAAATCAATCCGATTTTACGAAAGGACAAGTAAAAAAGAGGTTTGTTACTTCTTAATAGGTCTCAATAACAACCAAGCAACCAACATAACACCAAAAAAAATTAAAAGATAAGGAGCGTCTTCCGCAACTACTTTTATCATTGCAAAAACCAAATAAGGAGCTACTAATACAAAAAACGCTATTTTTATCAAATCTTTCATAACTAACCTTTTACTTTACAAATTTACTTCTTTTTCCACAAAACCCAACGATAACCGTAGTAAATCAATTCTTGATCATCGGTAATATGCTGGAAACTTACCAATTTATACTCAAAACCGCATTCTTTCAGAGCTTCAAAAACATCATGCTCATTAATGGGAGTGGATGGAATTATCCCTTGCACCATTTGCAGGATTTCAAAAGTGGTCAGGCTTAGCTCCTCACCCCGTCCCTCTCCAAAGGAGAGGGGGCTAAAATCCCTTAATAACATTTCTTTTATAATTTCTTTATAATCTTCCATGTGATTTTGAAATTAAATTAATAAGTGCATTAGTAAGGCTTTTGCCCTGTGCTTGAACCATACCATTTTCGTGACCGCACGAAAATGATAAATGCCACGTGCCTTTGTGGTTTTTCATAGTAAACGTACTCGAAAGCTCATTCATCAATTTAGAAAATACCTTTTGAGCGTACGCCTCACGCAAACTTGCTAAATAACGTTTACGGATGATTTTTTTCTGTTTTTTTTCTTGTTTGAACATAACTTATAAAAATTAAAAAATCCGTGAGTGGGTATTGTTCAAACAAGTGCTAACGCATTTTGTTGTACAGCATTACTGCCATACCATACCTTCACGGATATATTATAAAATAATATTTTGCAACTTTATACAAGTGTTGCACTTGTTTGAACACTGCAAAGATACAAATAAAAAAATACCCTACAAATATTTGTAGGGTATTTTTAAGCTATTTAGCATTTAAAACCAGAATAACTCCAAGTACAGCCGAAATAATAAACATCCAAACAAAAAATAACACATTCATTCGAATGCTTTTTAGATGTTTTTCTGAAGCATTTGTTTTTGCTACTAAAAGAATTTGTCTTTCTTCAGGAGATAATCTTTCAATTTGATTGATTTGTTTTACAAATTCAGTTTCCAATGAAGATTTCGAAATCCCTCCAAAAGTTGGATTCATTTTTTTTGCATCTTCTTGTTGTTGTCTTTCATTTTCTTTTAATCGTTCGAGTAATTCATTAGCCATAATTGAATAAAATTTAAAGGTTGAACAACAAAAATACAAAACATTCTGAAAAGCGAGAAAATTTTAACATAAAGAAGCCCCGCAGAGTGCGGGGTTATAGTGTTTTTATTTTCTCAAGTTTTTTTATGTAAAAACTTTTGAGTTTCTCAAAGTCTTCAGAAAGAAATTTATTTCCGTTTTCTTGGTTCTGCTTTTTAGCCACAGCAGAACCTGTTTTGCCAATAGCCACAGCTACCTGTCGAGCCGAGAGTTCCAACTCTTTTATGATAATCAGCGTTTTTTCGTGCGGTGTTTGTTCCATAGCTTAAAAATCCCTGCTGGGAGTAGAGTGTTATATTTTTTCTCCATCAAGAGTTATTTCTATCTCCAATGCTTCAGCAATCATATATAATTGATCTGCATTGGGCGAAAATTTACAAGTTTCTATCCTTAAGATAGTACTTGTATTGAATCCTACCTTTTCGGCGAGTTCTTCTTGCGTTAATCGCATTCTTTCCCTTTTGTTTCTAATAATTTTAGCTACATTTTCCCGCTTCTTTATAATTTCTTCTGTTGCCATTCGTATATTGTTTTCTGCAAAATTACTTAAAAAAATCATATTCTTTCGATTTTAACGCAATTTCGTGATTATTTGCTCTTATGTATCGGAGCAAACTTTCTTCTGTGGTATGCCCTGTGATTTTTCTAACAAAAGATGTAGGTACCCCTTTTAAATAGGCATTTGTTGCAAAACTTCTTCTTGCCGTATGGCTGGAAATCATTTTCCATTTTTCCAAATGAATTTCCTTTCGTTCGCCTCCTATGGTAATATATTTTACTATGGTTTCATTTATTCCTACAGACTTAAATAATTCTTTTAGTCTTTTATTATAATGATGTAATGTGAAAGGTTTTCCAAATTTAAAATTTCTCCGAACAAGAATATCTACAACTATTTTTTTTAACGGGATTAATAAATCTTGATCAGTTTTAGTGGATTTCAAATAAAAATATGCATTTCCATCTTGCTCTCTATAATAAGATAGTGGCGATTTTATCACTTTTATCATATCGGAAAAACGCAATCCTGTGTAAGCCTGAATGATATATACATCTCGCACTCTACATAATTTTTCAGTAAGGGTGAGATCCATATTAGCAAGTAATTCTATCTCAGCTTCAGTTGTGAAAACTGCCGTTGTAATTTCCTTAGACATATTGATAGTCGGTACTTTGAAATCTTTATCTACAATGATCCTACGCTCTATTATCAATCGATCTACTAACGTTATGAGAGATTTTACGTTATTGGTTACGCTATTCATCGACAAACCTTTTTTATTCATAAACATACCAAATCCTTTTAAGAAATCAGTAGTAAAGTCATTAATAAACAAAGGATTGTCAGATAAAAATTCTTTAAGATTAACCAAGGCGGTACGCCCCGAGTGAAAGGAATTATCTTTATAAGGTTTGTTTTTCAAAGTCAATATTTTTTTATTCTTTATATCTGAGATAAGTACCTCTAATAGAGGTACTATATCTTGTTTTTTTTTGAAAATAGATAACATAATTATTTTGCCTTTGAAAATTCTTTACCTCTGAATAGTTCCTGTAAACCTGTTAGCTGCTTTAATCTTAATAGTTCATCGGCATCCATCCCGATATTCTTCATTATCCAGGCATCAGACATACCTGATTGAACCAATTCTGAAACGATATTACTCATCAGCTCAATAGAATGCGAACCTCTCGCACGATTGTGCCGAATGGTCGATGCCATACGGTTGGAAATATCCTTGTCGATAACCACTACGGGCAAACAGCCGTTTTCACGCTGGTAAATATCTTTATGCGTTTTCATCACCGTATATCGGTGGAAACCGTCCACAATTTCATATTTGTCTTCATCGAGAAGATAGTAACAAACTATCGGCATGGTGTAGCCATCTTCCTTGATGGATTGATACAACAATTTCATCTCGGGAGGTGCTACGGAATTGGGGTTATAGCTGTTAGCTTGTATTTTTTCTAAAGGTACTGATATTACATTGTAAACTGGTGATTTCATTATAATATGTTTTTATATTTTTCCATTATTTCTTTTCTTCTTTTTAAGTCGTTTTTAGTTTGACCCAAACCAAGTGTTTTCAGAGTGTAATCGTTCTTCATAACGGCTATGCAGACATCCTTCCAATTCGGACAGTGCCGAAAATCTTTTGCAGAAGTTTCATCCGGGAAACCGTTTTTTATTTTTACGATTTCATAAAACCCTGGCTTAATGCATCGAGGATCATCTACCCCAGTACGCTCAAGTTCTACTCCTTCTTTTTCCATTATAGCAATTACATTAGGATTTCTTCCGTATCCATCCTCTGCCCACGATTGGTTTAATCTTTCAAGATGGTAAAGTAGCCTGTCTTTGGCTTCTTTTGGCAATGTTTCAATGAGAAACATTGCATATTGCTTCCAAGTAAAATGTTTAGGCTTCGTGATAGAACGCCAACCCATAGCGGTAGTTCCTCCATAAATGCCTGTGAAATTCACTCCATTTACACGACTTACCATAGCTGCCCAAGTATTGGGACAAATAACCTTGTATAGAGCTAAATTCTTTTGCCCTGATGCGTGAAAGGGACTTGCTGTTCTCATTTCTCTAAAATTCAATCCTGCCATATAGTACAGATCATAGAGCTTATTGTAATCCCAATTGAATCTGGTATTCGCTACCCAAATATCATCTGTAAGCCAATCGATAATGGGATAAAAATTCACTGTGTTTTTGTCCACTATTTTAGAGAAGTTTTGTTTTTTGTATTGCGATGTACGCCTCTTAGAAGTCATAATCGCACGCCTTGATAAACTCTCTTCCATTCTTAGCCCTACAATTACAGCCGTTTTTCCGTATTTTTTTGCAAATTCTTTTGCGAAAATAATTCTCAAATCAAATCCAGAGGTCCCTTTTTTAAAGGGAAACCAAACATTGGATTCATTTATTATATAATCTTTAGTAGGCATTTTTCTAATCCAAAGATTTTCCAAATCCTTATCCCAGGGAATCCAATGCATTTGAAACATTGAGGCAGAACACGCCGCTTTGATAGGTAAGCAGAGCCAATACCTTTTGATGTCGGGCATCGAATCAAACATTCTTTCTACATATTCAAAGGTTTGCGGAAAGCCCCCCTCGTAATCTTCGTGATAAACTGCTAATTTGTGCAGTAAATTATTTTTTTTGGCGTAGTCATAAAATAAATTGAGACATACGCCACTATCTTTACCGCCTGAGAAAGCGATTAATACATTTTCAAATTCGTTGAAAATATACTCCATTCGCTCCATTACAGCATCATATACTGTGTACATTCTTTTATTAGTTATTAAAATTTTATAATACTTTTTTTAATTGTTCTCTACTAATTTTTTTCAGATATTCCGAAACACCAATTTTCTTTTTGTTATTTTCAGAAATCAAGGCCTCCAACCCAACATCTCCCGTAAGACTTAGATAACGGCAGTCTTGCTCTTGCCCTACACGATAATTCCTGTGCTTGGATTGGGCAACGTCGCCATAATCCCAAGTTTTGTCAAAATACACCGTGTACGGCAAATGTTGTAAATTAAGTCCGTAGCTTCCCGTCTTGTAATTCAGAACCGTGGCTTTCGGAAATCTCCGTTTGCATTCTTCCATACTTCGGATATATTTCACGAAAATAATGCTCTTTTCTTCGGGATATTTCCCGAACCATTTTTCGACGGCTTCAAATTTTTCCTGAGAACAACAGTAGCCGTGTTGCATTTTCTGCGTGAGTTCCAAAAAAATATTATTATTCATCATCATTAGCTTCTCATCGTCTAAATATTCCGTTTTCAATCGATAATATTCTTGCTTATCTTCATCGCTGATGGAATAGCTTACATCTTCATAAATCTGCTGAATCCGTAAATCCAAATCGCACTCAAATACATATTGTCCAATGAGCGAATATAGATAATCAATGTTTTCGTATCCTGTAATGAACTCTTTGGAATACTCCTTGTACCCGCCGAAACGCTTGGTAACAGTGGTGTATTTGCAAAAAGTATTCTTGAACTCGGGCAAACTCATTCGCAAAATGCGAGGGTCCAAAAAATTCATTTGTGGGTATAAATCCAACAAATCCCGAGTAACAGGTTCACCGTTTAAAATTAGCTTGTACTCTACCATTTCCGAGAGTTGTAACAGCCGTTTGGTTCTCTTAGCCTCTATGTTTTTGATTTTAATACTTTCATCGACCACAAGGAAAGTTTTCCAAGTGGTAGCGATTTTCTTGTACAACTGCAAAAACTGCCTATCCGACTGTCCAATGGTTTCCACACCAATATAAATGACTTCTTTGGCGTTAAACCCACCCCATTTTTGCACTTCATCGGAAATCTTTGGAATGTTCGGTTCTTTGGGCTGAATTATCCGCAACGGTGCAACATATACTACTAAGTCCAAATCTGTTACTTGATTGACAAGTTCCACAGTTACACGGGTTTTGCCCGTTCCCATTTTCATAAACAAAGCCCCCACCTTCCAATCAGAGCGGTGGGCAAGGGCTTTTTCTTGTTGGGGGAGGAGGTTATTCATCTTCTTCTAAAATATCAAATTGGAAATAATTTTTGTGGTTTATCTTTACTTTTTCTAAATTTTCCATTATTTTTGCCCCGTGTACAGCGAGGACTTCGTTTTCCTGTACATAAACAATTGGTTAGCTGCAACTGCTCTCATTTTGGAGGGTAATCACAGCGGTAGCCCCCTTAGGGGGCTTTTTCTTTTTAATGTTTTGTATCTTTGTATTCTTCACAAATAGCGGATATATAACATAGGTTCTTTATTTTCCCTTCGTTAAATATTTTCTTGTCGTTTAAACGAAGTCTATAAAGTTCCGTTTCTATATCTAAATATCTGTCTATATCAAAGAATATCACTTCATCACCCTGTATTCTAAAGTACTGATGAGAAGGGTATCCTATATAATTTATTAACTCCATCTCTATATGTATGGAATTACTATTTAAGCTCTCTAACATAGGCAATAAATCCTTATAGGTAGAGTCTTTTGTAAAATATTTATCTATTCTATTGCCTATAAACTCATTCATTTTTGTGAATGACCGACTTGCGTTTAGAAATTTACATAAATCCCAAGTAGAACAATAATCGAAATTTTCGACAATGTTTATAAAATCCGATTTATGATTCGGATGTTCATCTATCGGGATTCTGTTGTCGAAATCTATGATTGTATCATAGAATTCTCCAAACTCAAACGCCAAGAAACACTCATCTCTCATATCTTCGGGTATTACTGGGGTGTCTTCTGTACCCCAATAATCACCTCTATATTTTTCATCTAATAGGTAATTATTTATATTACCAAAATTCTCCCATTTACAAAAAGCTAAAACGTTTTGATGTTTTACCCTTTTCTTGGGTAATCGGTGTAACATCCATACGCATGTTTTTATATCGCCCCAGTGGTCTGCCATTCGATATACGCCTTCATTGGTGTACCAGTATTTCGAACCACTTTCAGAAATGAAATTAGGTTCCTTATTTAGGATTTCTGAAACATTGGGCATCGCTGTCGTGAAAACAGCAACAGTGTATCTAAAAAAATCTTTTTCAGTAGCTTTTTCTTTTTCTAAAAAAATCATATATTTGCCCCGTGTACAGCGAGGACTTCGTTTTCCTGTACATAATTGATTAATTAGCTGTAACTGCTCTCATTTTGGAGGGTAATCACAGCGGGAGCCTCCGAAAGGAGGCTTTTTTATTTATATATATTCTTTTAATAAATCATCAGGAATGACAATCACATCATAACCTATTGTTTTATTTTCTATTTCCAATAGATCAATATCTTCAGTAGCTTCAAAATAAGCTACTTGATTGTTATTTGGGTGAATTTTTACAGGAAATCCCAACTCTTCTTCTATTTCTTTTTTTACTTCTTTGAATGGAGCGGGGTGTGCTAAATATATTTTTGTGTTTTTCATTTTTTTTAAATCTTTTATTGTATTATCTGCTATTGGTTCTATTTTTTCGGGTTCGTGGTGAGTTACTTCCACTTCTACTGTTTCTTTTTCTATAATTTTTAAAGTTTCCTGCTCAACAGCTCGGTTTACCTCTTTATCTACTACTCCAAATGCTTCTCGCATTTCATTAGGAGTTAGGTACTCTTGCCGAATAATGGTTTTACTATTAAATCTTCCTTGCCCGTACAGAATTACCCGAAATTCAAAATCTTCTGTAAAAGAGAAAGTAATATGGTATCCCTTACCTCCTTGCAACCGAACTAACTTTTTCGGATGCCAAAATACATATCCCTTATATTGAGACCTATTGGGCATTTTTATTAGAAATGCCCGGTCAGTCTCTGATACAATGTTTTGGGAGTTGATGAAAATTTTATCCCAAGTTGCCATTTTTAACGCATTTTAAAAATCCGTAATAATCAACATAAGGGACTCTATGAGCTAATTCCCAATCTCTTAACTCTTGCTCTCTTTCTTCTTGCCCCTTTTTTTGCCCATATACATACTTGTATGTGTTAGTGCCGAAACGCTCATCCCTTTTTCTGCTTACTTCTTTGCTTAATCTGTTGTATTCTCGTCTTTTTTCAAGAAATGCATCAAATTCTGCTTCATCTACTTCTACTTCTTTGATAGTTATAAATCTATCCGAATCTGAGAAAGAAGTACCTTCTGCCTCATATACATTTTTTACTCCGTAAGATAATTCGGAAATGTGGTCTCCGTATCCTTTAATTACATTACCTTCATTATCTGTAAAGGCAATTGAATAATAAGAACCATAATGTCCGTTAGCTCTGTAACAAGGCGATTGAATTAAAAAAGTTTTCATCTTTGTTTTGCCGAGTTTATCCTCCTGCACGGGAGTTTTAAAATGATTACTGAATTATTTACACTGCAAATGTACGTTGCTTTTTTTATTCGTGCAAATTTTTTGCACGAATAATTTAAACTTTAACATTGTTTAACATTAACGTTATTGATTGTCAACAAGTTACAAAAAAAACACCCAAAAGGGTGTTTTTTATTTATTTCTCCAACCAATTCTTTACATGCACAAAAACCTGCTCGTTACGTATTTTTATAACCGAATCAAGCACATAATCAATCACGCTACTTTGTTCAATAGCTTTGTCAATAAAAGGTTTGTCTTGCATTCGCATTTTGTGAACTTCGTATCGATACGTAAAAGTTCGGGGTTTGTTGCGGGTACGTTCGCCTCCTGCACGTAGGGTATCCACTCCGTAATGTTGCACAAAGCCGTGCCGTGCCATACGTATGGAAACCTTTCGCAAGTAATAGGCTTTGGGCATTCCTTTTTCTCCGTACGATTTTCCGCTGTAACTTGCTTTGGCTTCCCGTATCGATTTGGTTTTGCTTCCCTGCATATGCTCGGAAAATTGCGACATATTTCCCCTCAAGGAATTTTCCAGCATCTGTTTTGCCTTTTGGGCAACTTGACGTTCGTTTTTTTCCATTTTTAGCAATTTGTTATTCCATCCTCCCACGCATCGCTCTCTACAATTAGCGGTTCTTTGTTGCGGAAATGTACCACTACATCCACACCATATACTTGTATGTTTGGATCTTCCACAGGGAAAATTTTCGTCATATCTTTTTGGAAAGAGTTGTACAAAAAATGATCCTTAGTATTATGGTCTTTTTTTATCCTTGCTAAAATCTGCAAGGCGATTTTCTCGGCGTTGTCAATAGCTTCCTGTTGAGCCTCAAAATTGTCGAATGCAGGATTGTGGTACAGTACACTAAATGTCAGCTTACGAGTGCCAATAGTATTGAGTTCCCCGCCGTCCAATCCTAATTCATAATTAAAAATCGTCAGGAAAGGCGACCCGATACCTGCGTACGAACCCATTTTCTGTTGTATTTCACGGGCAAAATAGCCTGAAAAATCCTTTATTTGTTTGTGTTTTTCGGCTATGTCTTTGAAGTATTCTTTTAATTGTAAATAACTATTTTTCATGTCGAATGATTGATTCTTGTAGTATATCTAAGAAATCATACACCAATGTTTTATTACATTCGTGTAAATTACCTAAAGGTTGGCGCTCGTCCATTGCCATTGAATGTATTACCTTTGAGAATGGAACATAAGAGCGATTTCGGAAATCGGGTTTTATTTGCTCGTCCTCAAGGTTCGGTTTCGGAAATATTTTTTTGTAACGATTCGTGATATACTCACGTACGCAAAGAAATGTGAAAACAATTTGGTAACGAAGTTTAGGGTCTATTTTGTCCGTAATATCCGCAACTTTCGGTAAATCCAAAGTGTCAAATTTACTTTCCTTTTTACTTTTTAAAACATAAAGAGAGGCCACTAACTGTCGTGCATACAAATCTTTGTCGTTTGGGTGTTCGCATGTTCTATATTTGTAGAAAACAGCATCGCACACCGAAAATTGCTTAATTGTACAATTATTCATCCGAGAGCCGGGAATAATCAATTCCCGAGAAATGTCAGGAAAGTCCAGTAAATCCTTTTGACTGAGAAAATGCTCTACATATGGAAGCAAAGCAGATAACGGCACTTGTTGCAAAACCCGAAACCAGCGAATTTTGCCCCGAAGCGAGTTCTTTTGCATCACCAATATTTTCAACAATGTAGTGTAAAACGATTGAAGTTCCTTTTCGTCTTCCGATGAAAAAGTCAGCAATGCGTAAGCTATTTGTTTTTTTTGCCAAGCATTTAATTCCGACCAACAGGTTGCAATGGTTATTCTCATAGGAATTTCTTTTTGAGGTAAAATAAAACCAAAATCACTGCAATTGCAATTACAACGTAGAAGTAAATTCCAAAAGTGAACCCCTTAACTTTCACTTCTTTGTCTTTTTCTTTAAAATAATGGTCAAGTTTGAGTTCGATGTTTGAAAGTTTTAGGTTTAAGGTTGTGTAAACGCTGTCTTGTCGTCTAATTACTTCGTTTTTGAGGCTTTCAAATTCGGATTTAATACTTTCCGAATAGTTTACATTTCCCTTTCCCTGAAACGTTAATTTAGTGCCGTCTGCTGATTTTTGAAGCAAAATATCTAATTTATCATCTAACTCTTTGCCGTCAAATGATACGTTTAAGTTGCTAATAAGATCTTGCAGTTCTTTTATTTCTGTTTGGATTTCTTCGGAACTTACGCTATTTTTTTGCGTGTTTTCTTCCTGCTGAATAAGTCGCTCAGCAAGTTCTGTCTTCTGCTCCTCTTGGTGCGTGATTACTTTTTTAGTTCGGCAGGACGAAAACAGTAAGCAAATAGCAATCATCAAAATTGCGAGGGTTTGCGATTTTCTCGCATTTTTCCTCCAAATAAAGGAAAACATCCGTTTAAAAAATAGTTGTAATCGTTTCATATGTTTTTTAGGAGAAAAGGAAAATAAGTGTTGTACTTATTTTCCTTATTGATAAGTTAATTCTTTAAACCATCAGCAGTAGGCTCAATGTGGTCGCCTGTGCTTGGGTCTTTACTACTTGGATACGGATTTTCCTCACGTCTTCGCCCCAATTCCTGACCGAGCCACATTACAGCTTCTTGAATTTTTGTAATGGCAAGTGAATTTTCTCTTGATGAAGGTAACTCTTTAATTCGTTGAATTAAATCGTCTCCATCCTTTCTCAATTGTTTGATTTTTTGAATTTCTGACATAATATATTGATTTTAAATGTTTTTATATTCCTCTTTTGCGTCAAATGAAGGACACGCTTTATTTACTCCTTTGAAGTCCCGATGCCCTAAAATTTGAGCCGTTGGGTACAGCTTACGCAATTCTTTGAGTAGCACCATCAAAGACTTTTTCTGTGCTTCGGTGCGGGTGTCTTTCGCACGAAACTTGTCCTTATCTACACCCCCAACGTACGTAATGCCGATGCTGTTAGCATTATAACCCTCAACGTGTGCGGGTATTTTATCTACATCACGTCCCAGTTCAATTGTGCCGTCAAGTTTGACAACGTAATTGTACCCGATTTCTTTAAAACCACGTTGCTTATGCCATCGGTCAATGTCTTGTGCGGTATGTTCTCTGCCCTCAGGAGTTGCCGTGCAGTGAACAACAATGTATTTAATCGTGCGTTTGCTTTTTTTTAGTTTCATTTTTTTTAAGATTAAATGATTAAAAGATTTAAAATTCAAAGATTTAGGTTTAATTACGAATTACGTCCTTGCTCCTTGGATTTGTTACTTTATCCTTTTCACTTTATTCTTGTTAATCATCTGTTTTAGGCTGATTTTCAACGCCCATTTTCTTCTTAACGTATTCGGAAGAACTTTTAATGATGTCTTCCAGTTCGTCTAAAATGGTTTCGGAAAACACACCCGAAATCCCGCAAAGCACGTGGATAATGGGTTCTTCTAACTTGAAGTAATGCAGACAAATAACGCCTACACACATGGACACGAAAGCGGAAATGGCTATCGAAATTAAAAAGCGCTTCCAACTCATTTTATGACGTAAGCGATGAACTACCGCACCGATAGCTCCTCCTATGACAAAAAAGCCATATTTTCGTCCTATTTCTTGTAAAAAATCTATCATGGTTTTAAAATTTAAAATTCACTAAGTTTTTAGTTGTTTGATTTCATTTTAAGTGTAATCATACAAGAGGTAAACTTGTGTGAACGCTTATTGTGTTATTAAAATTTGATAATTCGCTAAGAGGAAACCCTTGCCAACCTACATTGCTGTATTGATTCATAGTACTTATATTCAAATGACCTCGAGATGTGTTTAATTTACTTCGATAACAGTCAGTATTAGTATCCCAATTCATATTAGAATCTAAATTGCACACAATATTAGGTGTAATTCGGGTTATTTGCCAAGGGTATGAACTGGTAATAGTGTCCATCCAACTCACGGTTACACTAAGTGTTTTTATTTTCAAATTATTCAAAGAATGTTCACTAACAACTCCGTTTACTCGCTTCCTAATCCAAGAAACTCTTACATTGAACTCTATTCTGTCTCTATTAAATGAATAGTTTAAAACAGAGCCAGTAAAGTTACTCGTATTACGAATTTCTATTCTATTTGAGGAAGGAGATAAAGGATAGTCACTAAAAGATATAGCTAATATTTCTTTGTTTGGTAAAAGTTCATCATCTATTCCTAAAAACACTCTTGCTTTTGTAGCAACTATGTCGTTTCCGCCCCATTTAATTTCCGAATCTGATGTGTGGATAAATTTAATGTCTATACTCTCTACTCGTTCCCAATCACTTCCGTCATCCAAATATGTACCTCTTCCCCAAACATAATTCTGTATCGCGTTCATAATCTATTCGTAATTATTAATGTCTATATAGCACTTGTTATCTACAATGCTTATAACAGCATTGCTTCCATCTGCACCGTTAAAAGCATCAGCCCCACGCATTACAATGGTTTTGCCTTGACAAACAAATGTAATAGTTCCACTGTCATAACATTTTTTAAAAGACATAATAGTATGATTCTCTAACTGATGTAATCGTATAGTTTTATTTCCACCACCTTTGAGAAAAATTGTGTTTTTACTTTCTATTAGATTAGCTGTCCAATCATTTCCAGTAACATCTCCTCCTTGAAAAGGAATATCATCATAATAAGCCAATTCTCTCCAAGCACCTGATGTTCTGTTATTGTCAACTTGTTTTCGAACTTTTAATCTAGCATTATGTTGATAATTACACCATATTTGTAATGCCGATGTTGACCCTTCTTTAATATTGAAGTTTAATAATAATTCACTGTGACTTCCTGGATATTGAATACCATACATTCCCGATTTCTTTGCCATAAAATCATTTATATACTGATTATGTATATAATACTCAGGATTACTATTAATAAAAGTAAAAAAGTTGTCTATGCTTTCTTTACCGCCATCTGCCAACAACACATCATTATTAGTCCCGCCATCTATTTTAAAACCTTTTGCCTTAATAGGTATTAACTCATTTTCATTCGTTGGATTTACAGCATTTAAAACATTACCAATTAGTTTGAAAGGCTTTTCTAAAATATTTGCCCAGTTTCTGACCCATGCTAATATTTTTCCACTTACTAAATGTGGTTGTTGATTTTGTACATCTTCTAAACGTGTGGTATGTATTACTTCATAAGCAGAATTATACGTTGAGCCAGTTAGTTGATAATTTTCACCATCATACCACAAACGGACTATTTTCTTA